AATTTTGTTCTAAATTATCCCAAATTTCAAACCGTCTGTGATATACATCAACAGGATGAAAAAAATAATAGTTTATATTTGGAATAACATCCATTTTTCTTTCATATGAACAAAGTTCAGTATATCCATCTATTATTTTAATAACAATTTCTTGGGATTCTAAAGAACTAAATTGAATTCCCTTTTGGTTTTCTATAAATTTATCAAATACTATCATTGTTTTACTGCTAATGTGTCAATACCTATTTCAATAACATTATAATTTAAATGTTCTAAATATTTTTTAACATGTATATAAGTTCCTAATGTTTTAGAATGTTCGTTTTCAAAAATTATAAATTTAGGTAAATATTTTAATCCCATAATTAATTCAGCATCATATCCTTCAATATCTGTATGAAGCCAATCATAATTTTGATAATTATGTTTTTCAATTAAATCATTTATAGAAATACTATTTTTTATTTCTGTTTTAATTTCTTCATCTTTTAAAAACTTTAAATTAACATCCTTATGTATTGAATCAGTAAACCCTTCACCCCCAGTATGCCATTCTACAGGACCTCCTTTTACAGTAACAATTTCATTTATTAATGTACAATTTTTATATTTATTATAATTTTCAGTTAGTTTTATAAATTGGGGGGTTGATCCTTCAATAATTAAACATTCTGTTTCATTATCTCTTACTGATTGTACCCAGTGTCCAAAAAGGCCATCATGGGATCCTATCACTATTCCTTTTGTTTGTTTATTTATTTTACAATATAAATTAAATGCTTTGTCTAAATCACTACCATCATAAAGAGAATTATATTCTCTAGTAAATAAAATATTTCGATTATTATCCATAATAATAATGTCCCATCTACTATTACCTCCTCCATTCCATTCACTCCAACATCCTGGGGTAATTTTAGTTTCCCATCCTTCTGGGTTGTTTTTTCCAATAGTGCAAAACTTAATAATTAAATGTTCTTTTAAAATGTTTTGTAACTTAGGATCTAATTCTACTTTAAAAGTAAAAACTTCAGGACTTTCAGGAGTAGCAATTTTATTTTTTAATTCAAAATATATCATATATTATTTATATTGAGTTTGATTATTTCTTATAAATTTTTCTTTTAATTCAGGAGTATTAATAATTACATGGTTTTTAATTTTATTATCAACAATAATTAGTATTTCATTAATATTATTAATGTCATCTACTTCAGATGTTTTCCATTCAAATTTATTAACATTATTTAATGTTACAATTTTTTCTTGATTAATAATAAAACTTACATTAATAGGATAATCTTTTTTAGAGTTCCAAGCTATAACATTTATTTTACCTGTTTTAGTATCATAATAAGGAACTGTCCAATCATTTAAATCATCTTTTTGAGTAGAAATAGATTGATTAAATATATTTCCTTTTTCTATAAGAGAATCCCAATTTTTATATAAAATTTCTTCTCCATCTAGTTTATATAGATCCTGGTATATAATTTCATTTGTTTTATTAGGAGCATTTTTTAATACTTCTAATAGTTCTTTTTCATTATATGTTGTAAAAATCTTATTTACTTTATTTAAATTTGCAGCCTGGAATACTCCTACTCCTCCTTCAATATTATGTTCATAGTTTCTATATTCTTTTTTATATTGGATAGCGACATAATTATCTAGTAATTTATTGTTTTCATAAAAATCAGAATAATCATTAATAATAGCATCATAGTCTATATAATGTGCTTTTTCATATCCAAAGTTTTTAGCTATACCAAAACCACCCATAATAATTCTATTACAAGCAGAGTAAGTACTAAAATTAGAGATTAAAGAAGAAACTATAACTAACCCAGGGGAAGGTGAGAACCAAGGAGTATTTAATAAGTCCCAATCATAAATTAAATCATTATTAGCATCATAAAAAACAAAATCTACTTTTTTTCCAATATGTTCAGGAATATAAGAATGAGTTGAAATTAAAATATCAAAATCTTTTCTAATTGGTTGAAGAGAATTAACACAATTTTCAAGTATTAGTTTTCTTTCATCATCAGGACAGTAAGCGGATATTATTATAATTGGTTTCATTTTAATTAGGGTTTACTCCATTTTCACAATAACGACACATATCATAACAAGTGTTTAATTTTGGAATTATTTCTTCATATTCTTGTTCAAACATATTTCCTATAATATAACTTAAAGAATAATCCATACAACATAAAGATACATCTCCATTTGGAAGCATCACGTTATGATACAAATTTTCTATACAACCACAAGTTTTAGGAGACTCTCCATGATATACTGATCTAAATAGTTCTTTAACATTTAATAGTTCAGGTTTCATAATTGCTTCTCCAATTAAATTACCTGCTCTAGACCACATTTCAGGGTTAGCAACTCGATCAAAAACATGTTTTACCTTTTCATGAACACTACCCATAGACATTAAATAAAATTTATTGAAAGAATCTTGATGTACTCCAAAAGCTTCAATTACTTCTATATAACGAGGGGTTATAGGATGTTTAGCTAGTCTTTCTTGGTCAGGTAAATGTAAAACAAACCCTGCATTTGGTCCTTCATCAAAAGAAATATCTTTAAGTCTTTCAACATCTTCTACTGTCATTCCTACTCCTGTAGTAAAAGCTGCTACTCTATGGCCTTTTTCATAAGCATAAAGTAACATATCTGTACAATGTCTATTAGTCCAAGGTTCAGTAAATCCTGCAAATGTGATTCTAACTTCTGTTGGAATTTTATTTACTGCTCTCTTAAAGTCTTCTAAAGATAAATGACGAGTTCCATTATAATTTTTAACTAAGGTTCGTTGAGGACAGAAAATACAGTCAACTACACAACCTTTTTTAGGAAGGTTAGTTGTAACCTCCATAGTTGCATAAGGTGTTATTTTCCAGTCTTGATTACCCATTTAATATATAATGATCTGCTCTTTTAATTTTTTCTGAGTAATCAACCATTGCTGTAATAATTTCTGAGTCTACTAGTTCAGGGTGTACCCACCAGTCTTCAAAAGTACTATTTGAATCAGGAGCAATATCTCCTACAATCATTTTATAACCTTGAGCTTCTAAAAATTTTCTTGAAAGTTTTCTATAATCAACAGGATGATTTAAATAATAATCATGTTCATATGTAATTACTCTAAATTTATACTTATCAAAAGGTATAGAAAGTAAAACATTAAACGTTACTTCTGCGGGTTCAACATCAACCTGTAGATAGTCTATAACCTCAGTTAAGCCGTTATTATTAAATAACTCTTCATAGTTAACAGTTGTAGCATCTTGAAGAATACATTTATTAGAACGTTCTAAATTAAATTTATTTACTTCTTCTTCGTTAATTTCTAATGATACTCCGGTCCAACCAAAATCTTTTTCTAACAAAGCTGTATTACTATTGTAATAAGGGTCTGATGCTCCTATTTCAACGTAAGTTCCCTTTTCTTTTCCATCTAACATAGACAAAACAAAAAGATCCTGGTATGCTTGGGAATAATTTTTTTCAATTTTATCTGAGTTTTTAAATTTGTATTTAAGTTTTGGGTATTCTTCTTTTGTATATAATAAAGAAGGATATTGGATTCCATGAATTTTAGATAAATTAGTATAACAAGCTTCTACAAATTCAGAGCGCATTGAATATTCTTTTAGTAAGTGATTAAATAATTCTCTTGATTCATCACAATATCCAATCCACCAACTTGCTACTGCTTTTTGAAATAACAAAGCATATTCACCAGGAAAGTTAACACTAGTTAATGTTGGTTTCATATTATTTAATTTATCTAGTCCTTGAACAGCTGCTAAATAAGATTCTTGCCATTCACCTTTAATTTGATGATCACAACTTAAATGATAATAAGCCTCAGGTCGTTCACGATCAAAAGTAATAGCATTTAAAATAGCACCTCTTGTTGAATGAGGTCGTCCTTCTAATTCTTTTAAACATAACATTACTTTAAGTAAGGCTTCATACACTAAATCTTTATCAGTTCCATATTCTGCTGTTCTTAAAAATAATGTTAAAGCAGCAGCTTTATGTCCTTCTTGATAATACTGTTCTCCAAACAAAAAATTAGTTTCTGGATTGTAAGGATGGTTTATAAAGTTTTCTAATATTTTATCCATTGATTAATTCCTCTACAACATTTTCAGGGATTCTTAATGCAAAAGCTGCATTATCATGGAATCCATAAGTTAAAACTAAATCATTATCAACAACTGCTGCTCCACAAATAAATTCAATTCGTCCTGTCATAAATTTAAAAACATCAGAATATTTTACAATATTCCAATTTTCATCCCAAACAATAATACGATGGTTATAAATACCATCTTTATTATTATTTTCATTCATCCAAAAATCAACTTCATGAACAACGCATAATCTGTAGTTTTTCCATTTAACTACTGATGAGCCTCCTCTAGCATCATGGTTTGGACTTATTTCTTTAAAATTTCCTAAAAATATGGTTTCGCTAGTTCCTTTAATAGGATCTACTTTAACTACCTCAGTTGGATTAGCCCATTTAACATAACAGTAATCCATATCATTAATAGGCATCCAATTTTTTTCACAATAAGAATCAGGGTCGTTAGGTGGTTCTATTCTGACTCTTGAAATTTCATTAGCAGTTTTAAAATTATCTATTTCAGATAATTCCATTCGTCCTTCTCCATTTGGCTTAGTATCTCTTCTAACACCTGTAATGTATAAAATACCATCCCAACGAACTACTCTAGCATCTTCTAGTCCTATAAAATCCCAAACAGGCTCAATATCCAATTCTGATGTGTTTACTTTATTGTAAGATTTAATTTCTAAGGTTTTAGGATCTAAAATACAAAGAAAATTATCTGTTCGTAAATGGGGATCTTCTTCTGGGTGGAGATATGCTAATGGTCCCCAACGTCCTTGAAATTTTTGTTCATTTTCACATAAATAAAGAACATATCCTACATTTCGTAAATTAAGTAAAAGAGTTCCATCATTATCTACAAAAATAGAAGGATTACATAAACCTGTTCCTTTACTATCAATTGAAGGAATTTTTAAATGAGATATAGAACCTCCTTTATCTAAAACTAATTTAACAAGATTATCAATCATTTTATTTATAATGTTCTCCACCAGCCCACAATACCAAACTTTTTCTTAGACCTGAGGCTACAGGAGTTATTCGATGTTGTAAAAATGAAGGAAATACAATTACGGCTCCTTTTTTATTAGATATTTTTTGAGTATTACTTCCTGAACTTATTTCTAAAGTACCTCCAGTATACTCTGAAGGATTTGAAAGTTGGACAATAACTGAAATTTTACGGTGGGAAATTGGTCCTGGACCTATGTCTATATGCCAATCATAATGACCTCCTCCACCTCTATATTCAGTATATTGAATATCATCTAAAATAGAATTAAGATTAAATTTCCAAACATTATTGGCTTCTTTAACACATCCCATTAAACGATCATAAACCCATGATGTTTTTTCATCAGGAGCAAGCCATTTAATACTACTATTTCTTATATCTCCAGTGTTACCAGATATAATAGTACCTTGTTGAAATTCATAAGTTTTTGTAAGTTCTAGGATTTCTGTTACTTCTTTTGAAGTAAATCCATTTTCGAACCAATAATAATTAGTTTGATCAACTTCTAAATTAGGATCAAATATAGGTCTTGAATACATAACTATAATATAATAAAATTATTTTAAAAAACCAAATTTAAATACCAAATCTTCCTCTTAAAGCACCAAAATTTTGGGTTACTTCAGCTTGTATAAAAGCAGAGTTGTAAATATGAATAGCAGCTATATTTCCACCCATACGTCTAAAATCATATCTAACATCACCCCCACCTAATAAACATGATGATGGGGTTGTATTCATATTTCCACCACCAAAACCACCCCCCGTTCCTGTCAAAGTACCATTTGTATACATTTGAGAACCGGCAGAGTTTATAACACCTATTAAATTGTACCAGTTACCTGTAGTTAAATATCCTGATGTAGCTCCTCCAACTGTAGAAGTAGGTGAATCCCAAGCAAATATAGAAAGTGTTTGTTGGCCTCCACCATTCCCATGCATTAACCACATATTATCACCTGGATTGTCATAATTGTTTAGTACTCCTTGTCCAACTCCTTGACCATAGTTAATAGAAGTATTCCATTTAATCCAAATATCTACTGTTATTTCATTTCCAAAAGTCCAGTAAGGAGTAAAACCAGCTATATAATCATCTATACCATCAAAAGAAAAAGATCCTCCATCACTAGGATCCCAACCAGTTCCATTGTAAAGAGTACCATCATGTCCATTAAATGTGACATCTGTAATTGATGTTCCAAATCCTGGGTATGAGTTAATGGTAGGCCAGGCATCCCAAACAGTAACTAGATTATTTGAAACTATATATTGACCATCATACCCATAAAAATCAGCAGGAGAGTAATTAGCTCCTCCCGGGTCTATAGGTTGGATATAACTATATACATTAAAAGGGCCATAAGTTCCATTCCAAACATCTTGCAAATTAAAGTTATTTGGACTTCCAAATTCTCCTCGAATATCACCGTATCCTATTTCTCCTGAATATGGTAACATATATTATTTATTTTTTAGTTGTTTAATTTCTTCATGAAGTTCTTTAACAGCTTCAATTAATACCGCTACTAATCTATCATATACTACTGTCTTATATTCATCCCAATCTACTACTACTTCTGGAAATACTGTTTCAATTTCTTGAGCAATAACTCCAATTTCAGTTTTACCTGCTCTTGAAGGGGCCATTTCTTCAGCTTCTTCAGTCCAATTATATCTAACACCTCTAATCTTTGATATTAATTCTAAAGCAGATTCAATTTTTTCTACATTAGTTTTTAATCTAGCATCTGAGAAGAAAGCAATAATATTACCTGTAGCTCTAATTTCTCCGGCTATACCTGGTGCTGGAGTGTTTACTCCTAATGAGTTAATTTGAGCATTTGAATTTGTAGTAAATCCACCAGTAGTACCTTGAGGACCAGTTGTACCTTGAGGACCTGTTGGGCCTGTACCTCCATTTGCTCCTGTTATACCTTGGCGACCTTGAATACCTTGAGCACCTGTTCCCCCGGTTGTACCTTGAGGACCTGTTGGGCCTGTTCCTCCAGTTGCACCAGTTGTTCCTTGAGGACCTGTAGCACCTACAGGACCTATTATACCTTGACGGTCTTGGATACCTTGAGCTCCAATTGCTCCTTGAGGACCTGTTGGACCTGTTCCACCGGTTGCACCAGTAGTACCTTGAGGACCTGTTGGGCCTGTTCCACCTGTGTTACCTGTTATACCTTGGCGACCTTGGATACCTTGAGCACCTGTACTTCCAGTAGCACCTGTTGTTCCTTGAGAACCTGTAGCGCCAGTTGCACCAGTAGTACCTTGAGGACCTGTTGGACCAGTACCTCCTGTATTACCAGTTATACCTTGACGACCTTGAATACCTTGGGCACCTGTTGCACCTGTAGCGCCTGTTGTTCCTTGAGGACCTGTTGGGCCTGTTCCTCCAGTTGCACCTGTAGTACCTTGAGGACCTGTTGGGCCTGTTCCTCCAGTATTACCTGTTATACCTTGACGGCCTTGAATACCTTGAGGACCTGTACTTCCAGTTGCACCTGTTGTACCTTGAGGACCAGTAGCTCCAAAAGGACCTACTATACCTTGTATACCTTGTAAACCTTGAGCACCAATAGGACCAATAGACCCTGTTGTACCTTGAGGACCAGTAGGACCTGTTGGGCCTGTTGGACCAGTACCTCCTGTATTACCTGTTATACCTTGACGGCCTTGAATACCTTGGGCACCTGTACTTCCAGTGGCACCAGTTGTACCTTGAGGACCTGTTGGACCAGTAGGACCAGTAGGACCAGTTCCTCCTGTATTACCAGTAATACCTTGACGACCTTGAATACCTTGGGCACCTGTTGCACCTGTTGTACCTTGAGGACCTGTTGGACCAGTTGGACCTGTTGCACCTACTGGACCTATTATACCTTGAATACCTTGAGCACCAACAGGACCTACTGGGCCTGTAGTACCTTGGGTACCTGTTGGGCCTGTTGGACCCGTATTACCTGTTATACCTTGACGACCTTGGATACCTTGAGCACCTGTAGGACCTGTTGGTCCAGTAGCACCAGTAGTGCCTTGAGAACCAGTAGGACCTGTTGGGCCTGTTGGTCCAGTAGCTCCTGTTGCTCCTACAATACCTTGTATACCTTGAGGACCTGTTGGACCTGTTGGACCTGTTGGACCTGTTCCTCCAGTAGTACCTTGAGGACCTGTAGCACCTACAGGACCTGTTATACCTTGGCGACCTTGGATACCTTGAGCTCCAATTGTTCCTTGAGGACCAGTTGGGCCTGTTCCACCAGTAGTACCTTGAGGACCAGTAGGACCTGTTGGACCAGTGGGACCCGTATTACCTGTTATACCTTGAATACCTTGAGCACCTGTTGCACCTGTTGTACCTTGAGGACCTGTTGGGCCTGTTGGACCCGTTGGACCTAAAGGACCAATATTACCTTGAACACCTTGAGCACCTGTTATACCTTGAGCTCCTATAGCACCTTGGGTTCCTGTAGCCCCTTGAGTACCTGTTGTACCTTGTGTACCTGTTGTGCCTTGGGTACCTGTTGTACCTTGTGTACCTGTTGTACCTTGGGTACCTGTTGTACCTTGGGTACCTGTTGTACCTTGTGTACCTGTTGTACCTTGGGTTCCTGTAGTACCTTGAGGTCCAGTGATACCTTGTCTTCCTTGAGTACCTTGAGTACCTTGAATACTTACAGGAGCTGAACCATTTACAGATATATCAACACCTGTAGCAACTGCCCCTGATTTTTTCATGGTTAGTGTAACTGATTGAGTTCCATCCTGGAAATCTAGAGTTCCTGAAGCTGGTATTATTTGGACATTTTTAGCCATTTGTTATAAATATCATTTTTTAGTATATTCAATTGTTAGTTTGTCTACGTCTTTACGTTCTCCGTATACTACATAGTAACAATCTATATTTCCGTTTTCACTTCCTATTGTTATTATTTTTGGACTTGTAGATATTACATATAAGTTTTGGTAACTACCTATTGAAGTTAAAGTTACTGTTATAGAATCTTCATGTACCAAATCAACCCAGTAGTATGGTAATTCAATTATGTTATTATTAGTTAATCTACCTCTAACATATACACCAATTTCTGGACCTTCTAATACTGAGTATCTTAATCTATGAGGTTCGCCTTTTGTTGGGTGTGTTATATCAAAGTTTTTAGTTACACCATTTAAGGTATCTACGTTAATCACTGAACCTGCTGTACCTGTTATAGTACCAGCGTTAAAGTTCATACCTCCGCCTCCAGTGATATCAATATTACCTCCACCAGTGTCGATGTTAGCACCACCCATATTTAGGTTACCGCTTGCTACATCCATTGTTGGAACACCAAAATCAATAGTAGTTCCATCATCTGTAATAGTAGAGTTACCAATTGTTGTAGCACTTGTAAACTTAACAATTGTATTATTAGTACCACTTACTGATACTGAAGTACCGCTTGTTCCTGAAGAACCTGAAGTGCCAGATGAACCTGATGTTCCTGAAGAACCACTTGATCCTGAAGTACCTGAGCTTCCGCTTGAACCTGAAGTACCACTAGAACCTGATGTTCCATTTACTCCGCTTATACCTGATGTTCCTGATGAACCGCTTGAGCCTGAAGTACCACTAGAACCTGATGAACCTGAAGTGCCTGAAGAACCTGATGAGCCTGAAGTTCCGGATGAACCTGATGTTCCAGATGATCCAGAAGTACCTGAACTTCCTGAAGTTCCAGATGAGCCTGAGCTACCACTTGTTCCTGATGAACCACTGCTACCTGAAGTACCTGAGCTGCCTGAAGTACCAGATGAGCCACTGGTTCCTGAAGAACCAGAACTACCTGAAGTACCGCTGCTTCCAGATGAACCTGAAGTACCGCTTGATCCACTTGTACCACTAGAACCAGATGTTCCTGATGAACCTGAAGATCCTGATGTTCCACTTGAACCTGAAGAACCGCTTGTTCCTGATGAACCACTTGTTCCTGAAGAACCAGAAGTACCAGATGAACCTGAACTACCTGAAGTGCCGCTTGAGCCAGATGAACCAGATGTTCCTGAAGAACCGCTTGTTCCGCTTGAGCCTGAACTTCCGCTAGTTCCTGATGAGCCGCTTGAACCTGATGTTCCTGAAGAACCGCTTGTTCCTGATGAACCACTAGAACCAGAAGTTCCAGATGAACCACTTGAACCACTTGTTCCACTTGAACCGCTTGAACCTGATGTTCCTGAAGAACCTGAAGTTCCTGAACTGCCACTTGTTCCTGAACTTCCTGAACTACCTGAAGTTCCGCTTGAACCACTTGAACCGCTTGTTCCACTAGAACCTGATGTTCCAGAGCTACCACTAGTACCTGAAGAACCGCTTGTTCCATTAACACCACTTATACCTGATGTTCCTGAAGATCCACTTGAACCTGAAGTTCCGCTTGAACCGCTTGTTCCGCTTGAACCTGATGTTCCAGAAGATCCACTTGAACCTGAAGTTCCAGAGCTTCCACTTGTTCCTGAAGAACCAGATGAACCGCTTGTTCCAGAAGAACCACTAGATCCTGATGTGCCTGAACTTCCACTTGTTCCACTTGATCCTGAAGTTCCTGAAGAGCCACTTGATCCGCTTGTTCCTGAAGAACCTGAACTACCTGATGTTCCACTTGATCCTGATGTTCCACTAGAACCACTTGTTCCGCTTGATCCGGATGAACCTGATGTTCCTGATGAACCACTTGATCCTGATGTTCCTGAAGAGCCACTTGTTCCGCTTGAACCACTTGTTCCGCTTGAACCAGAGGTTCCACTTGATCCTGAGCTTCCGCTTGTTCCACTTGAGCCGCTTGATCCTGAAGTTCCGCTTGAACCTGATGTTCCAGAAGATCCAGAAGTACCTGATGAACCTGAAGAACCGCTTGTTCCAGAAGATCCAGATGAACCGCTTGTACCAGATGAACCTGAAGTACCTGAACTACCTGATGTGCCTGAGGAACCTGAAGAACCGCTTGTTCCAGATGAGCCTGATGAACCACTAGTTCCGCTTGAACCACTTGTTCCTGAACTACCACTTGTTCCGGATGAACCACTTGATCCACTTGTTCCAGAAGAACCTGAAGATCCTGAAGTACCACTTGAACCGCTAGTTCCACTAGAACCTGAAGTTCCAGAGCTACCTGATGTTCCATTTACACCACTTATACCTGAGGTACCAGAGCTACCACTTGAGCCACTTGTACCTGATGAGCCACTAGAACCTGATGTTCCAGAGCTTCCACTTGTTCCTGATGAACCGCTAGTTCCTGATGAACCGCTAGTTCCTGATGAGCCTGAGCTACCACTTGTTCCACTTGATCCTGAAGACCCTGAAGTACCAGATGAACCAGATGTTCCAGATGAACCTGAAGATCCGCTTGTTCCAGAAGATCCTGAAGAACCTGATGTTCCGCTAGAACCTGATGTTCCAGATGAACCAGATGTTCCTGATGAACCGCTTGATCCTGATGTTCCACTAGAACCTGATGAACCTGAAGTACCTGAACTTCCTGAAGTTCCACTTGAACCTGAAGTACCACTTGAACCGCTAGTTCCTGATGAACCAGATGATCCAGAAGTACCAGAAGAACCTGAACTACCTGATGTTCCTGAAGAACCTGAAGTGCCACTACTTCCAGAAGAACCAGAAGTACCAGATGAACCACTTGTTCCACTTGAACCGCTTGAACCTGATGTTCCAGATGAGCCACTTGAACCTGATGTTCCTGAAGAACCTGAAGTGCCACTGCTTCCAGATGAACCAGAAGTACCTGAGCTACCTGATGAACCTGAAGTGCCAGATGAGCCGGATGTGCCTGAAGAACCGCTTGTTCCACTTGAGCCAGATGAGCCTGAAGTTCCAGATGAACCACTTGAGCCACTAGTTCCTGAAGAACCTGAAGTGCCGCTTGAACCAGAAGTTCCGCTTGAACCACTTGTTCCATTAACACCTGATATACCTGATGTTCCTGAAGAACCAGATGAACCGCTAGTTCCACTTGAACCTGAAGTACCTGATGAACCTGAAGTACCGCTTGATCCTGAGCTACCTGATGTACCACTTGATCCACTAGAACCTGAAGTTCCGCTTGAACCTGATGTACCTGAAGAACCTGAGCTTCCTGAAGTACCAGACGAACCAGATGATCCTGAAGTACCTGAACTACCACTAGTTCCTGATGAACCACTAGTACCAGAACTACCTGATGTTCCTGAAGAACCTGAAGAACCAGATGTTCCTGAAGAACCACTAGATCCTGATGTTCCAGAACTTCCTGATGTTCCGCTAGAACCACTTGTTCCGCTTGAACCTGAACTTCCTGATGTTCCTGAAGAACCAGAAGAACCTGATGTTCCTGATGAACCGCTAGAACCAGAAGTACCAGATGAACCACTTGAACCACTTGTTCCGCTTGAACCACTTGTTCCTGAACTTCCTGATGAACCTGATGTTCCTGATGAGCCACTAGTTCCTGAAGAACCAGAACTACCTGAAGTACCAGAAGAACCACTTGAACCGCTTGTTCCACTTGAACCTGAAGTTCCAGAACTACCACTAGTACCTGAAGAACCGCTAGTTCCGTTTACACCACTTATACCTGAGGTACCACTTGATCCTGATGAACCTGAAGTTCCTGATGAGCCACTAGAACCTGAAGTTCCAGAGCTACCACTAGTACCTGAAGAACCGCTTGTTCCTGATGAACCTGAACTACCGCTTGTTCCGCTTGAGCCTGAAGAACCTGATGTTCCACTTGAACCTGAACTTCCGCTAGTTCCAGATGAACCGCTTGTTCCACTTGAACCTGATGTGCCTGAGCTTCCTGATGTTCCTGAACTTCCTGAAGAACCGCTTGTTCCTGAAGAACCGCTTGATCCTGATGTTCCGCTAGAACCTGAAGAACCTGAAGTGCCTGAACTTCCACTTGAACCTGAGCTTCCACTTGAGCCACTGGTACCTGATGAGCCGCTTGTTCCTGATGAACCTGATGAACCAGATGTTCCTGATGAACCGGAAGTACCACTACTTCCAGAAGAACCAGAAGTTCCTGAACTGCCTGAAGAACCGCTTGTTCCTGAAGAGCCTGATGTTCCACTTGAACCGCTTGTTCCGCTTGAGCCACTTGACCCAGAAGTACCAGAGCTACCACTTGAGCCACTAGTACCGCTTGAACCACTTGAGCCTGATGTACCACTAGAACCTGATGTTCCGTTTACACCACTTATACCTGAAGTACCTGAGCTGCCTGAAGAGCCGCTTGTACCTGATGAACCTGATGAGCCGGAAGTTCCTGAACTTCCGCTTGTACCGCTTGATCCTGATGAGCCCGATGTACCTGATGAACCACTTGAACCTGAAGTACCACTTGAACCACTTGTTCCTGAAGAGCCACTAGAGCCACTTGTTCCACTAGATCCTGAAGAACCTGATGTTCCAGATGAACCAGATGTTCCTGATGAACCGCTTGAACCACTAGTTCCAGATGAGCCACTTGAACCACTAGTACCTGATGAACCCGATGTTCCTGATGAGCCACTAGAACCTGAAGTACCGCTTGAACCACTTGTTCCTGATGAACCTGATGAGCCACTAGTACCACTTGAGCCTGAAGAGCCTGATGTACCCGAAGAACCACTAGTTCCTGATGACCTGAACTTCCTGAAGTACCAGATGAGCCTGAGCTACCTGATGTTCCACTAGAACCTGAAGTACCTGAAGAGCCGGATGTACCTGAAGAGCCGCTTGTACCTGATGAACCTGAGCTACCTGATGTTCCTGAAGAACCTGATGAGCCACTTGAACCACTTGTTCCTGAAGAACCGCTAGTTCCGTTTACACCACTTATACCTGAAGTACCACTTGATCCTGATGAACCAGAGGTTCCGGAAGAACCTGAAGAACCACTTGTTCCGCTTGAACCTGAAGAACCGCTTGTTCCTGAACTTCCACTAGTTCCAGAAGAACCAGAAGAACCACTTGTTCCGCTTGAACCTGATGATCCTGATGTTCCAGAAGAGCCACTTGTTCCACTTGAACCTGAGGTTCCAGATGAGCCTGATGAACCTGAGGTTCCAGAGCTACCACTAGTACCTGAAGAGCCTGATGTTCCAGATGAACCTGAACTTCCTGAAGTACCAGATGAACCGGATGAACCTGAAGAACCAGATGAACCTGAAGAACCTGAAGAACCTGAACTACCTGAAGTTCCACTTGAACCTGAGCTGCCGCTAGTTCCTGATGAACCACTTGTTCCACTTGAACCGCTTGAACCTGATGTTCCTGAAGTACCACTTGTTCCTGAAGCCCCACTAGCTCCAGAAGTACCAGATGAGCCTGAAGTTCCACTTGAGCCACTAGAACCTGATGTGCCACTAGAACCAGAACTACCTGATGTTCCTGAAGAACCTGAACTACCGCTTGTTCCTGATGAACCACTAGTTCCATTTACACCACTTATACCTGAAGTACCACTGCTGCCACTTGAGCCGCTTGTACCTGATGAGCCTGATGAGCCAGAAGTTCCTGAAGAACCACTTGAGCCGCTTGTACCTGATGAACCAGAGGTTCCACTTGAACCTGAAGTACCAGAACTACCTGAAGTTCCGCTTGAACCTGAGCTGCCACTAGTTCCTGATGAACCAGAGCTACCTGAAGTTCCTGAACTACCTGAAGTACCAGATGAGCCACTTGTACCTGAACTTCCTGAGCTACCTGAAGTACCACTACTTCCTGATGAGCCTGAAGTACCAGATGAACCACTTGTTCCACTTGAACCTGAAGTTCCTGATGAACCAGATGAGCCACTAGTACCAGATGAGCCTGATGAGCCACTAGTTCCGCTTGAACCACTTGTTCCTGAGCTGCCTGAAGTTCCAGATGAACCAGATGAACCTGAGGTTCCACTTGAACCTGAGCTGCCTGATGTTCCGCTTGAGCCTGATGTACCTGAACTACCACTTGTTCCTGAGCTTCCTGAACTTCCTGATGTTCCTGAAGAACCACTTGAACCTGATGTACCTGAACTACCACTAGTTCCTGATGAACCACTAGTTCCATTCACACCACTTATACCTGAGGTACCAGAGCTGCCTGAAGAACCGCTTGTACCTGATGAGCCACTAGAACCTGATGTTCCAGAGCTTCCACTTGTTCCTGATGAGCCTGAAGTTCCGCTTGAACCACTAGTTCCTGAAGAGCCGCTTGAACCACTAGTCCCTGATGAACCACTTGATCCAGATGTCCCTGAAGAACCTGAAGTGCCAGAACTACCTGAGGTTCCGCTTGAACCTGATGAGCCACTTGTTCCTGAAGAACCTGATGAACCACTTGTTCCACTAGAACCAGATGTTCCAGATGAACCGCTTGAACCGCTTGTTCCAGAAGAACCTGAACTACCTGAAGTACCTGAGGAACCTGAACTGCCAGATGTTCCAGATGAACCAGAGGTGCCACTTGAACCTGATGTTCCAGAAGAACCTGAAGAACCAGAAGTGCCTGATGAACCACTTGAACCTGATGTACCACTAGATCCGCTAGTTCCACTTGAACCTGAAGTTCCTGATGAGCCTGATGAGCCTGAAGTTCCAGATGAGCCTGAACTTCCACTTGTTCCAGATGAACCACCAGTACCTGAACTACCACTAGTTCCTGAAGAGCCTGACGTACCATTTACGCCAGATATACCTGAAGTACCTGAGCTGCCTGAAGAGCCGCTTGTACCTGATGAACCTGATGAGCCGGAAGTTCCTGAACTTCCACTTGTACCTGATGAGCCTGAACTACCAGATGTTCCAGATGAACCGCTAGTACCTGAGCTACCACTAGTTCCGCTAGAACCTGAAGTACCGCTAGAACCAGAAGAACCTGAAGTGCCACTTGAACCACTTGAACCTGATGTACCACTAGATCCGCTAGTTCCACTAGACCCACTAGTTCCACTTGAGCCAGAAGATCCACTTGTTCCTGAAGAACCTGAACTACCTGATGTACCGCTTGAACCTGAAGTACCTGAAGAACCACTAGTTCCACTTGAACCGGATGAACCACTTGTTCCTGAAGAACCTGAGCTACCTGATGTACCAGATGAGCCACTAGTACCTGATGAGCCTGAAGTTCCTGAAGAACCACTAGTTCCGTTTACTCCCGATATACCTGAAGTACCGCTTGATCCTGATGAACCTGAAGTACCTGATGATCCTGAGCTACCACTTGTTCCGCTTGAACCAGATGTTCCGCTTGAACCACTAGAGCCACTTGTTCCTGAAGAACCTGATGAGCCACTTGTTCCTGAAGAACCTGATGTTCCAGATGAACCACTTGTTCCGCTTGAACCAGATGAACCTGAGGTTCCACTTGAACCTGATGTACCAGATGAACCACTTGTTCCGCTTGAACCACTACTTCCTGATGTACCACTTGAACCACTAGTTCCAGATGAACCACTAGTGCCGTTAACACCACTTATACCTGAAGTACCACTTGAACCACTTGAACCTGATGTACCTGAGGAACCTGATGTACCTGAAGAGCCTGAAGAGCCTGAAGTGCCTGAAGAGCCTGAAGTGCCTGAAGAGCCACTTGAACCACTAGTTCCAGATGAACCACTTGTTCCACTTGAGCCACTAGTTCCTGATGAACCAGAACTACCTGAAGTACCACTTGAACCAGATGTGCCTGATGAACCTGATGTACCTGATGAGCCAGAAGATCCGCTTGTACCACTTGAACCAGAGGTTCCACTTGAACCACTAGTTCCACTTGAGCCAGATGTGCCATTTACACCTGATATACCTGATGTTCCGCTGCTTCCAGAAGAACCTGATGTGCCTGATGAGCCTGAAGAACCACTTGTTCCAGATGAACCACTAGTACCTGAACTACCACTAGTTCCTGATGAACCTGAAGTTCCAGATGAACCTGAACTTCCTGAGGTGCCACTTGAACCAGATGTACCTGATGAGCCTGAAGTGCCAGATGAGCCAGAAGTTCCAGATGAGCCTGAGCTACCTGAAGTACCACTAGAACCACTAGTTCCGCTTGAACCTGAGGTTCCGGATGAACCAGATGAACCACTAGTGCCGTTAACACCACTTATACCTGAAGTACCGCTACTACCACTTGAGCCACTAGTACCTGATGATCCACTTGAACCACTTGTTCCAGATGAACCACTTGTTCCACTTGAACCTGATGAACCACTTGTTCCTGATGAACCTGAACTACCTGAAGTTCCGCTTGAGCCTGAAGAGCCGCTTGTACCTGATGAGCCTGAGGTTCCGGATGAACCAGATGAACCACTCGTTCCGCTTGAACCTGATGTTCCTGATGAACCACTAGATCCAGAAGTGCCACTTGAGCCTGAAGAACCACTAGTACCATTAACGCCACTTATACCTGAGGTGCCACTACTTCCAGAGGAACCTGAAGTACCTGATGAACCAGATGTACCAGAAGAACCAGATGTACCAGAAGAACCAGAGGAACCTGAAGTTCCTGAGCTACCGCTTGTACCTGAAGAACCTGAGCTTCCGCTTGTACCTGAAGAACCTGAGCTACCTGATGTTCCACTTGAACCACTTGTTCCGCTTGAACCTGATGAACCTGATGTTCCACTAGATCCGGATGAGCCTGAAGTACCTGAACTGCCTGAGGTTCCACTTGAACCTGAAGTACCATTAATACCACTTATACCTGATGTGCCCGATGATCCTGAAGAACCACTAGTACCTGATGAACCTGAACTACCGCTAGTACCTGATGAGCCACTTGTTCCTGAAGAACCTGATGAACCATCAATGCCTGAAGTGCCAGAGCTGCCTGAAGTTCCTGATGAACCTGATGTACCTGAGCTTCCACTTGTTCCACTTGAGCCTGAAGAGCCGCTTGTTCCTGAAGACCCACTTGAACCTGAAGTGCCACTTGAACCTGAAGAGCCACTTGTACCTGAGGAACCTGAAGTTCCAGATGAGCCACTTGTTCCAGATGAACCTGAACTTCCTGAGGTTCCGCTTGATCCCGAAGAACCACTAGTTCCTGAAGAACCGGATGAACCTGAGGTTCCTGATGAACCTGAAGAACCGCTTGTACCTGAAGAACCACTTGTACCTGATGAGCCTGATGAGCCATCAATACCTGATGTACCAGAACTGCCTGAAGTTCCGCTTGAGCCTGATGTTCCTGAAGAACCTGAACTTCCTGAGGTACCACTTGATCCTGATGAACCTGATGTTCCAGATGAACCTGAAGAACCACTAGTTCCACTTGAGCCTGATGAACCTGAAGTACCTGAACTACCTGAAGAGCCGCTTGTACCTGATGAGCCTGAAGAGCCGCTTGTTCCACTTGAGCCTGAAGAGCCGCTTGTTCCTGATGAACCACTTGTTCCTGATGAACCTGAAGTACCTGATGAACCACTTGAACCTGAGGTTCCTGATGAGCCACTAGTACCTGAACTACCGTTTATACCTGAAGTTCCTGAAGAACCTGAAGTTCCTGAAGAACCTGATGTTCCGCTTGAGCCTGATGAGCCTGAAGTGCCAGATGAGCCTGAACTTCCGCTAGTACCTGATGAGCCTGAAGAGCCACTTGTACCTGATGAACCTGAGCTACCGCTAGTACCTGATGAACCACTAGTACCTGATGAGCCACTTGTTCCTGAAGAACCTGAGCTACCCGAAGTTCCACTTGAACCTGAAGAACCGCTAGTTCCTGATGAACCACTTGTTCCACTTGAACCTGATGTTCCTGAAGAGCCTGAGCTTCCACTTGTTCCTGAAGAACCTGATGTTCCGCTTGAACCAGAAGTGCCTGATGAGCCTGAAGTTCCTGAAGAACCAGAAGTGCCTGATGAGCCTGAGCTACCTGAAGTTCCAGATGAACCAGAAGAACCTGAAGTACCACTAGATGGCATATCAGAATATTCAAATACTCCAGTTCCTGTATTATATGTTACAACATATGATGGGGTTGCATCATATGGTAAATTTTGAATTATAATTGGTTGAGGATCAGATCCTGAGATCACTAAAGATCCTGTAATTACAGCTGAACCTGAAAAAGGAAATCCAACGCCTGAGGATGAAACATATACTGTTACCCCTGAGGTTTGGAATGTAAATAATTCGGCTGAACCACTTATATTAATATAGGGTACACTAGCACTTACTAATGCACCGTTTTGGTAAATATCAATTGTTCCACCGCCGCTTCCAGCTGTATCAACATTATATACACCTACGGGAACCTGATCTAAAAATCTTACTTGAGCCATTAACTTAGATGTTATCTGGTATAAATATCAGGTTATCCAATTGCAGTTGATCTATTTTGAGTTTCTTTGTCAGAAGCTGTTTCTGTTACAATTCTGTCTCCTACTACGTTGCCTTCAAAGAAAGCAGCGTTATCTACAGCTTCAACTGAGAATATAATTTTGGTCTTATTTGAAAATTTCTTAAGGGCTGTTATATCTTTTTGTAATATTTCTGGTATAATATATCCGTTTAATTTAACACTAAATGTGCTTCTAACTATTCTTTCACTATCTTGAGTTAATTCAGTTTGGAAACCAAATGAATCAATCATTGCTTTAAATTGGTAACGTTGTGGATTACCCCAGTAAGCATCTGAAGCGTATTCCATTGCCTCTACTATTTTATTTAATTGTTCTACGTAGTAAGTAAATACAGCTACTTCATAAGTTACAGTAACATAATCTGGTACTACTACAGCATAGAATTCTTTTTGAGGGATTCTATTAGATAATACTTTAAAATTAGAATAAGCATCTCTTTGAGTATATTGTTTTGTAAATACTCCAAAGTTATTAGGATAGTTAGCATCTAATTTATTTGCAATGGTTCTATTTTTAGTTATATCTGTTCTTTTGAACATAATCAAAGGAGCCATAATTTTACCCTTTTGATCTCTATAATATCCATCTTTTTGATATGATTTCCATTTTTCAGGTGAACCATAAATTACAGGAACATTTAATCTAGATCCATTTTGTATTACTGAGGGTTGAATTACATTTTGAAAGTAATAAAATACAGCCTCATCAATATCTTGAATACCAACACTAAAAGGTTTAACAGTATCACCTTTAAAAGATGTATTTAAGGCTCTGTTATTTTGAGGTGTTTGTATAAAGTTATTTGGGTTACCTGCCTGCTGATCATAAGGAGTGACCTGCTCATTAGAGAGCTGTTGTTGGGTTTTTGGTATTGGTTTTCTAACTTGAGCCATTATAATCTTGATAATTCTATGTTAACTTTGTCTGATGGGGTATAGTGAGCTGTACATATAACTGATACACTATATCCAAACTGACCTAAATCTTCTTCGTACGGATTTGATCCTGCTCCATCTAAATAAGGATATTTAGGATCTTTACCTACAAAGAATTGAGCTGTACTAACGTTATCTATCTCCCAATAACCATTTTGGAACATAATAATATCCCCTGCTTCTGGGAAAACCTGAGCGTCTACTAAATCGTCTTTTAAAAATCTATATTGAACGTTCCAATTAAAATCTACACCAAAATCACTTGTTGGGTTTTCAAACTGGCTAGTTTCAATTAAAGCAAACAATATAACAGGATCAGCAAAATATCTTCCAGTTGTTGCTTCACCATACATGTTTACTTTTGTTTTTGTTGAATTGTATTTGTAAAATACGCATTGTTGAGAAATAATGTTATGCATCAATTCGCGATTCACGAATCGAAACATACTAATATCTCTCATTTGTCCGTATAGTGCCATATTATCCTATAAAAATTGTCATTGGTACCTGATTGATTTCTTGTACACGTGCTGCTGATTCTGCTGCTCTTCTTTCAAGCAATGCTTGGCGAGAAGTTTGATCAAAATATTCTCTTAATCTTGTAATTAAAGTTTCTTGTTCAGCAATACCTTGTGTAGCTAAAGAATCACCATTTAATGTTACTTCAGCCCCAGGAATAGGAATTTGAGAATATTTGTTACGAGTTAAACCTAACATTTCTTTAGCTTTAGCTAAAGTATATTCAAAAATCCAGCTTCTACCTATTGAATTAATTTTAGAATAGGTTGGATTTAAATAAGGAGCATCTGATGTGTTGGTAATTTTGTTTGTACCATCTGCAAAAGCAGCATCAATTCTATCTTGTATTTTAATAAAATCAAATACTAAGTATTGACCATAATATAATTCTTCTCCTCCTTCAAATCCCTCTCCACCAAAACCTGTTCCAGGAACAGGGAATACTGTTAATACATTATCTATAATATTAAAGGTATAATTTGAAAGCATTACTTGGTTTTGCATTTCAATTGCTTGAATGTTTTGCATAGTAAAGCTGGTAGGCATCATTAAATAGTTTGAGTAACCGTATCCATAGCCGTATAAACCGGCTGGAGGGACACCTCCCAAGCCACCCTGGCCTGTTAACAAGGCAGTTGAATATAACTGGTTAACTGCAGGTGGTGGTTGATACCAAACATTTTTAATTTCTATACCTCCGGTTATACCTTCAGCTTCAGCCCACGCTGATAAATCATATCTTTGTTGTCCTGGTACTAGAGTTAATCTGCCTTGATACCAAGTTACATTACCTCCAGCACCTGCTTCTTCACCATACTGTTGAGATAATCTAACAACAGTAGCCATTGTAGGAGTAAATACAGAATTATTTACATCAATTTGAGTTGAAGCTCCTTCTAAAGATAAGTAATTATCTCTTAATTGAAAAGCGTATAATTCGTTTCCATATACTGTTACTGCTTCTTCGAAAGCAGCAAAAAAGTTAATATCTTGTAATTCGACGTTTTCAATAGGATAACCTAAGTGCAAAGCACAAAAGTTAGAAACTTTATTAGCATCGGTTTGGAATTGAGGATCATTATCATAAAACCCAAAAGGGGTTGGTGGTGGCCAATTACCACTAACATAATAATTATTATATACTTGAGCAAAAGATGCTGAACCGGGCCATATTGGAATTACAGTAGATGCCATAATTATTTTGTTATAAATATGAAAAAAAAGGGTTCCAATTTAGGAACCCTTTATATATTTATTTTATTATTATATTTAAGTTAATTCAGCTGATCTCCAACCACCATTCATCCAAACATAAATGTAATACTGTCCACTAACAGTAGCAAAAGTAAATTGACCATCTACACCATCAAAATTTGGAGCAGCTGATTGTGTTGGAGTAAGAACAGATCCTGAAACATAGTTAAAAGTGCTTAATGATCCTGAAGCTGTAAGTGTTCCTGTAGTTGTTAATGTGGTAAGAGCACCTGTTCCTACAAAAGAACCAGTAAAGACAGAAGCTGTTACTGCCGAGCTTACTATTAATGATCCTGTAATAGAGTGTGATCCTGTAAAGTATTGAAAGTTAGCATCTAATTCATCAATAGTTAATGCTTCACCTTTTACGTTTCTATAAGTTAATGCCATGGTCTAAAGTTTATTATAAATATTATGAAGAAGCTACAAAGTATTCTAATTGAATGCTTCCTGATTGAGATTTTGCCATTATAGAATCTAAAGTAGAGAATGATGAAAAATATAATTGATCAACATAATCACCAGCTACATATTGAGTAGTATTAGATGAATCAAAATAAGCATTAGCAAACATTAATGATTTACCAGCATCTAATTGGAATAAAGTTTCATCTTCACTTGTTTGAATTAAATAAATATCACAAGCTGTAGTATTGTTTAAATTAGTAATTCTAATATATTTTACAGCATCTCGTACAAATGAACCTGCTACTTGTTGTGATTCACTGTCAACAAAAGCTAAAATTTGTTGACCACTGCCACTAAAGGTAGGTCCTATAGTGTCTGTTCTTCTTTGAACCTGATTAACTCCTGTAATAATTTTTGAATTTAAAGCAGTTTCAACATTATTATTAGGTAATATTACGGTTTCTTGTATAGTTACAGTTAAATTAGCCATGATATATTATAAATATCATCTCTTTGAAGTTCCGTTAGTTCCTGATGTACCTAAGGTTAATCCTTGTTCATATGCCTCATTATACAAGTCAATCAATGCTTCTACAATATCATCTCTATGATTTTGTTTTAAAGTAATAGCTTCTAATCCTTTAATTTTACGAGCTGATTTATATAAAAATTTAAATCCAGAATCACGTTTTTGTTTTAAGTCAACCTGAGCATCGTCTCCACAAACCATCATTTTAGATCCTTTACCTATACGGGTAACAATCATTTCCATTTGCTCATGTGTAACGTTTTGAGCCTCGTCTACAATTACTACACTGTTTACAAACGTACGTCCCCTCATAAATGATACAGGCACTATTTCTATCAAACCATCGCTTATACACTTTTCTATTTTGTCTTTATCATAAAGTAAAAACATGTTTTGATAAATAGGTTGTACCCAAGGATCCATTTTTTCTCTTAAATCGCCTGGTAGAAATCCAATATCTTCTTTAGATACTGTTGGGCGAGTAATTATAACCTTTTCACAATCCTTCATAAATAATTTTTCAAGAGCAATTTGACAGGCAAGTAAGGTTTTGCCTGAACCTGCTGCTCCTGCTAATAAAGTAATTGTGTTGTCTAAAATTTTAGCTTTAGCTTCTTTTTGTTCTTCGTTTAAAGAAATTTTAAATCTAATTGGATTTTTTGGTTTTCTTTTCTCTTTGAAGATCTCGTCTTCATGGTGGTTAGAGGTCATAATTTTTGAAATTGATTTTTACTAATTTATCGAGTCCAGCGTTAACGTGCATAGCATCGTCTAACACTGTCTCAAATTCGAATCTCTCATCTAGTGGTAATACTAGATCAACTTGAGAGCCCCACCTAATTAGACTAAATCTTTCGTTTTGGGCACAAAGATCTAATTGCTTCTTAAATGGAGCAATTACGTTTACATCTTCATCAGCTATTTGTATTAAATAATAAGTATAATTTAAAGAAGGAACATATATCTGATTAAACATACGTTCGTTGTATTTTAAGTATTCCATATTAGCTGGATTGATAACTTTATTTAAGATATCTTTTTCAACTGCTAACATTGGTTTATTTGTAGACTCAATAGGTTCCAAATGTTCATAAGTTAATATTCCTCCATAAGGAATTCTGTTAATATGAACATCGTAAAAAGACATAAAAATACCAATCACTAAAGATGGTTTATTATATTCGTCATCACCTACAACATCTTTTAAGGTATAATTCATACCTTTAATTTCAACAACAGCCTCATCAGGTTGTACTACTTTTTGGTATAAAATAGTTCCATCAGCAGGACTATAAAAATGTTCGTGATCTATATAATTTGGTCTAATAGGATCTCTAAAAAAGAAAGTATTAGATAAATCACCAACAGGAAGTTTTTGTAATTGTTTAACTTCCCCTCCTAACCATTCTTTTAATGTTTGTGCCATTATAGTAAAGTTTTAGAATGGTCAACTCTATTCAAGTGCATTACCATACAAGACAACATAGCACCTGATTTCATATATTCTGACAAGTTAAATATTACAGGTTCCATACCTGCATCAGAACAGATTTTTTCTAGTGTTTCAATTTTATGTTTTTCACCCTCATAATATTCATGAGATTTTTTCATTTCTGAAATGTTTGAGGCGCATAAAATCATATTACCCATGCGTACAGAATTAGTTATTCCTCCCAAGGCATCCTCAACATCTATGTCTATAATCTCAGTATGTTGTTCTATAGCGCGTATTTCTTCAGGGTCAAACAGCTCCGTACAAATTAATGTTTGGTCGGTATTTAATGGAAAAATAGAACAATCTAAATGGTATAAATATTCATCAACCATAGCTACTTTGATAATATTCATACCAAATTGTTCTTCCATCCATTCATAAGATTTAATATTTGAACGGATACCATAACCACCAATGTAAACATTATCGTAAAGGTATTTGATATCTGCTTCACCTTCCCATTTAAAAGGAGAAATATGAGTTTCGTAACCCATCATATCAAAGAAATGTTTACCAACCCACTCTTCACCTTTACGTGGGTCTGATGTAAAGTTTGATAATAAAATTTTATTAGAGTCTGTAATATGAGGTAATTGTAAACCCAAATTAGCTACATAAACTTGGTCTTGTAGATTACCTTCTGAGGGTAGTAAATAAACAAGTGATTGTCCAGCCATAAAGTTATACAAGTCCATAAATTGCTTGTATGCTTTAGGTCTATTAATTGCTAATTCTTCATCTGTTAATTCTTGCATCCAGATGTTGTTCGGATCCGCTGTTGATAGCGAAAAAGGGAAGTTCATTACATAACTTTGTAATTGTAACTGACTTGGGGTCTCTTTCATTTTAAAACTATTAGTTAAACTTATTATTCTACTATACATATTACCTAGACCTAGGTAAGTATAGGGATTAGTAAGTTTTGTTTAAAACAAATATATCACTGTAAATGCTGTTATTAATACTTGTACTACCCCATTGAGCAGTAATGACTAAAGTATTACTAATTGTAGTACTAAAAGTAGTGTTATTAATAGTATTAAAAGAAAAACCTTCAATAGTACCATTAACTGTTTTTGTATAATTAAAAACTCCTAAAGAAACAATAGATGCTGTTCCCGCACCTCCTATTTGTCTAATAGTAAAATCTATATTTAAAGAAAACACATCGTTAGTAATGTTTGAAATAGATTGAAGACCACTATCTAATAAAACTATTGATCCTGCTTTTACTCTAATTCGAAGAGTTTGGTTATTATCAACATTTAAAACACCAGCCATAATAGCTCTAAAACTATCACCGACTTTAAAACCGTTAGCTGGAACACTTAATGTTCCTACTCCCCCATTTATTAAAGAACTTTCAGCAGTAGTACCGCTTATAGGAGTACTGTTTGCTGTTTGAGCATATAATCCATAAGTATTTCCGGGAGCATAGGTAATATTATTTAAAGTAGTGTATTTAGTAATTCCTCCTTGTACAACAGCAAATAATTCGGCTCCGGTTAAAGCATCTGATGCTGGTAATTGTGATATTGGTAAATTTGGCATGTTATTATCCTGTTACATAAATATATGATCCATCTTCTTGCAATAGAGCAAAATAATCTAAAAGATAGTCAATGTTAATATACGATTCTTCTTGTGCTAAGACACCTATAATGTTAGATTGAGGTCCTTTATTTTGGTAATCTATCCAGTTTTGTCTTGCTGTATTTAATTCAAATAAATACTGATTGTAATGTGTTACTTGTTCGTTAAGAGGTAACTTAACAATATTAGGCAATTTGCTAAATTGTGGCCAAGTTAATTCCTCAAATATATTAAACATATATCTATAAATATTGAAAATAAAAACAAAAAGCCCCGCTTTTGCGGGGCCCTTTGTTAATGTTTATCCTTTTAGGTTAGATTACAAGGTGTTTAAACCGTTGATGTAGATCTTACCGTAGAATTCAGGACGTAACATCTTCTTGGCGTAACGAGTCAAGAGACCTTTTCTTGGAGTGAAGGTATCAGGATCGTAAACCAATGGAGTCATGATCAATGGAATGTATGGAGCAAATACAGCACCAGTTTCCAAGAACTGTGAACCTCTGTAACCCATCAAGATCAAGTTTTCAGTCATGTATGGGTTCTTGTATACAGTGTAGCGGTTGTTAACCTGACCAACTTTCTGTACACCGAAGGCGTATTCCATTTGAGCGGCATCACCGTTTGAAGTTGAAGCAAATCCAGGGATTGATTCCAAGATAGTAGCTACTGTTGGAGAAGTAACCAAGAAGTTAGCTCCGCCTCTCAAAGTCAACTGGTGGATTTTGTTAGACACTTTCTGGATCTTAGTTCCCAAAGTTTGGAACCACTGACCTTGAGTGTTGTAGTAACCAGAAGACAAGGTAGTCAAGGTTGGAGTAGAACCAGTGATTACAGTGTTGTTAATAGCTGACCAGTACTCAGTAGCAGCAGCAGCATCTTCGATCAACATATCCAAGATTTCCAAATCAATTTCCATTGAAATGTACTCGCTCATGATGTTAGTCAATTCAGCTTCAGCATCGATGTTCTGGTAAGCAGCCAAGTCTTGAGCGAACTCAGGAGTCCATACAGCTTTCAACTTCTTAGTCTTAGCAGTGATGGCTTGAGATTGCATCTTAACATTGATCTCAGGGATAACGATTTGGCCAGTTGAAGCACTGTTAGGTACTGAGAAAGAACCAGAAGCTTCGAAATCACCACGACCGTTGTATGGAGAACCAGCGAAGTTACCACCTGAAGTAGTGTTGATACCATCTTGAGAACCAATCTTCTGGTAAGTAACTGTGATCAAAGATCCAGATTCTGGAGTTGAAGCGAAGTCAGCAGCACCAGTGAAGAAGAAGCTGATAGTACCAGCAGTGTAGTTGTAGCTAGTGAAAGCTGGCAACAAAGTATTAGCACCAAAGTTTGAACCAGAGCTCAATACGAAACCACGAACTGCGTCCTGATCAAAAGCAGGTAAAGTAGTGTTAGAGGCAGTTACAGTAAATTTGTAAACCTCACCAGCAGCTACAGAAGCAGAGTAAGTAGAATCGAAGTTCAATTCAGCCCAAGAGGCAGAAACGATTGAACCAGTTCCAGCACCAGTTGTAGTCAAAGTGTTAGCTAAAGAAGCTGACATTTGCAACAATGAAGATGAGAAGTTGTTAGTAGCGTAAGTGAAACGACCTTCTGGACCACCATATAAACCACCTTCAGCAGCTGGAGTAGAGAATGGGAATTGAGAAGCAGTGTTTCTGTTACCATACAATGACTGACCTTGAGTGAAAGGAGTCTTTGAGTTTCCGTACTGGAAATCCAAGAAGAACACGAGACCTGAAGGCATGTTCATTGGCTGAACACTAACGAATTCTTTAGCTACGATAGTACCGAATACCTTACGTACCAATGGAAGAGCAATACCAGCCCAGTTCTCACCCTCACCGCCTGAAGTGAAATAAGAGTTAGAAGCGATAGTATTGTTTTCAGTTACTAATTGCTTGGCTTGGTTTTCCAACAAGATAGACATGTTGTTTTTTTCAACCTCGGCCAAGTTTTCCAATAAGCCAGTTCTAGCCCATTTTCCGGCTAATCTGGCAGCGTCGCTTTGCAAGTTCTTCCAAGAACCAGCAGCGCTTTCTAATAATGATTGTACTTGTGACATTGTTTTTATTGTTTGTTTTTTTAAATTATTTAATACCGGCTAATTTTTGCCATCTAACAACCTGGTCATTAGCTTCCATAATTGGCTTCTTAGTAGCTACACCAGCAGCTTTAGAAGCACCACCATGAATTAATGACTCATTCATAGGAGCTTTCTTAGCAGTCATTCCCTCACTTAAGGTTTCGAATACTAATTCGGCTTCTTTAACACTAGCAGCTTTATCAAAAGCAGCTAATACTTTAACCTTTTGAGCTTCGCTCAAATTTTTAGCTTTGAAGATTTTGTTAGTGTAAAGTAACTTAGCGTTAAACAAATTAACTTCAGCTAATTCTTCTTTGATAGTAGAAATTGTTTTGTAAGCTTCATTTAATTCAGCTTTCATTTCTTCCATTTCTTCACCTTCGGCCATTGATTTTTTAGTAGCCATTTTCTTAAAGAATTGGATAGCTTTGTCACCACCAACTTTAATAGCAGCTAAGATAGCAGGAACTGCTAATCCACCAGCTGTTACTAAATACTTAGCAGCATCAAGACTAACACCTAGCATGTCAGCTAACTGAGCAAAGTCGGTTCCTGAACCAACGATCTCGTCAATTTCTTCTTTCATGTCGTAATTTTCTTTGTTAATTTTGTTTTTACCTGGACCTGATACTTTGCCAGCGGCTTCAGCATCACGCTTTCCAAATTTACCGTAAGAATCATCTCTGCGGGCTTTGAAAGATTGCTTTTTACCAGCTTCTTTACCTCTACGGGCTGAAACTGACTCGTCTTCACGATCGTCATATCCTTCTTTTTTACGTTCAGTGATTTCTTCTTCTTCAGTTTCTTCACTTTCAATTTCTTCTTCGCCTTCCATACCTTCACCAGCTTCTAATTCACCGGCTTCAACCATGTCAGCGATTACACTTTCGATGAATGATTTGAGATCGTCTTCGGTCATGTTTTCAAGATCGATTTCTTCATCTTCTTCGTCTTCTTTCTCGTCCTTCATGCCGTCGAGGTAACCCTCTTCTTCAGCATCTGTACGAGCGTCTTCGTTAACGTTTTTGGCGGCCACGTTTCCGTGTTCACCTTCTTCGTCTGGGAAGTCAGTCAAGTTGATGTTCTCTTCTAATTCATCTAATTCCTTAAGGAGTTCGTCAAGGTTCATTTCTTCGGCTTCGTCTACTTCTTTAGTACCCAAATGTTTTTTACCCATCTGGCCTTCGTACCCTTCAGCATCATCAGCTTCAGTCATTTTGGTGCCAAGTTTTTTCTTGCCCATTTGACCTTCGTACCCCTCTTTGTCGTCAGCTTCTTTGATTTCTTCCTCTTCCATGTTATCCATTTCAGCTAACTTTGCAGCTAACTTCTCTTTCAAAAATGGGGTAAAGGCTTCTTCCAAAGCAGCTTTTGCATTGGCGATGGCTGTTTCCTTAACAGCTTTGGCATCGGCAATGGCTTCTGCGAGTAAGTCTCTGTTTACCATACTTTTTTTTTTAGTTTTTCCTCAATTAAATTGTGTTGGAAGTACGCTTATTATTGACAAAATGTCGAAGCGTAATAGATATTATAAATCTCAATGCGATATAGAGATCGCATATTACGAATATACATATATGGAGATTCTTTAAAATCGCCTATTGAGAAAAAAAAAGACCCGCAAGCAGTTCTTATGGTATGCTTACGGGTACATTTATTACCTAAGGTAGCAGGTATCTTTAAAATATGGGACAAGACCCATTAGCACATAAAAGTTCCGTCAATAAAGTATTAACTTTACCGTATTGATAAGTCGGAACTTCTTTGCCCTCTTTAATTACATGCATGTATGAACCTGGATTGGATGGGGTAGAAACAAAATCCCAGCATAATAATTCGAAATCATCTTGTACCTCTAATGTTTCACCAATTTGTTTTAATGAACCCATTCCACGAGATGAAACACCTACTTGAACATTGTTATCAACAAGAGCTTTTAAAATATCTCCAGAGACAGTAGGTAAGATTTCTATTTTACCCATTACTTTATCTCCGTCCCACCATATTTCTCTAATAATATGAGAAACGTTTTTTAAATTAATAATAGAGGATTCAGGGTGATCTAATTCACCTGTTGCTCTATTTTCTTTAACAACTTGTTGGTATTTATCGATTTCTCTTTCCCATAACTCTTTTGGATAATAACGACCATTACCGTTTTTAACTTCGGCAGTTGCTAAAATACCTTCAACTAAAGGATTACCTGAAGGAGCTTTCATTCCCTCATGTAATTGTTGACGAGATACCTGGAAAGGATGGGTTTCGATTAATACTTGCTTCATAATTATTTTTTATCTAGATCACCGTAACCACTAGCTTTGTATTTACCTTTAGGAGCTTTTGGTTCGCCCATTCCGGTAGAATCTACAGTGTATCCGATATCTTTAACACCAAAAGAAGCTTTTGTGTGATAATAATTAATATCTTTAGTCATGTTTTTCAACACGATTTGTTTTAATTCATCAACGGTTTTTTTAGCATTTTTAGGATCTTTCATTTCTGTATAGTATCCCATTAAAAATGATTGACCATAAACGTTATCAATGTTTTTGTCGTCTTTATTATTAAATTGATTATCTAAGTCTTTTTGAACTTCTTTATCAATTTTTTCAAACTCGTTTTGATCACCGTATTCTTTTTTGTTCTTAACACCTACTGCTTCTTTAAGGCTATCGTTAAACTTTTTAAACCAATCAACATTTGCTGGTTTTAAAGTAACTATACCACCTGCGGCTTCAGATAAAAGACTTTTACTTTTCAAAATATGAACAGTAGTATCAAAATCATTTAAAGCAGTAATGTATTCAGGAAATAAGTATTTGGCTTGTTTCAAGAAGTATTGTTTGTCTCCTTTACCTTCTTTAATCAAATTATATTGTTCTTGTAGAGTTGCCATATGTTATAAATATTATGGATAAAGTAAAATCGCTCCAGTAGTTAATGAAGCACTAGTTACAAAAACAGGAATTGTGTGTCCTGCAGGAATAACCATAGGTGCTGCTGCCGTAGCTAAAATTCTATCTTTTTCATCTTTTAATCCAGTAATAACAGCACTTGATCCTGATACTACTGTGAAACCACCAAAACTACCAGTTGCAGTAGTTGAAGTATAAAGTCCGATTGGGTTTACTGGTAAGTTTGCCATTGTTTTATTTTTTAAATAATTCTATTAAGTCGTTTAAATATTCTTGTGCTAAATCAGTTCCGTATACAACACTAAATGAGTCTGGATTTTGTTTATAGTAATCCATTGTTTCATGTTTTGATTGTTGTAATAAAGGAATTAATTCGTTTAATTGTCTTTCAATTTTATCAAAAGCTAATAATCTACTTCCAACCCACTTTTTATTTGAGGATTTATTTATACTAGCATCTTGTAAATAAGATTCAACATCTGTTTCTTCCCAAAGTTGTTTTACTTCAATACCCTTAGCTGCTTTATTCAATGCTTTTTGGTTAACTAACTTGTATTTAAAATCAGTTATGTATTTGTTTTTAGTAACACCTTCAGGACCAGCTTTTGGACCAGGACCCATAGTAGCTCCAGGACCTTCATTTACTTTTTTATATCCGGCTTGTTTATAAGCTCCGTAAGTAGATCCTTTTGGAGAAGGACCAGTATGATTTTCACCTTCGCCTCCTGATGTAAACATTGATGTTGATCCTAAAGAAGATACTTCATCTAATAAATTTTTAATTTGAACGTATTGTTCAGGATATTCTTTTCGAATATGGGTTCTGAATTTATTAAATACATCCTTTACATCTTGAGCAATTACTGCTAATTTAGGATCTAATTTACCGTCAGTTGTTTTAGATAAATCAGCAACTGCTCTTGCTGCTTGAGATAATTCTTTTAAAGCATCACCAAAGTTAGCTAATTTTATAATTTGATGATTTATTTGACCTGTTTCATCATCAACATCAACTGTTTTAAAGTATGTAGATAAAGTATCATTAAAAAAGTCATTTTTGTAATCAACTTTACCATAACGTCTTTCAATCCTATCTAATAATTCAGGATCAACGTCTTTAGGTTTGATTACACCGTCTGCCTCTTTTAATTTATACTTGTAATTAGCCATGTATTTTAGTTAATTCTTCTAACAATGCATAATATTGTAACAAATTAACTAAATCATTATTACCAACGTTGGCTGTTTTATTTAATGGAGAAAGTAAGTTAGCTACTTCATTTAATTTAATCTGAACAGCTTTATCAGTAACTTTTTTAGATAATTTATTTATTTCTTCTTTAATTTCTCCAACTTTACCATTATAAAATTCTCTTAATTTTGGAGTTGAATCAACTGAGTTGATGAATTCTTTTAAAACCACTTTTTGATTATCATTCAATGATTCATATTTACCATTGAATTTTTCTAACATTACTTTGTAAGTTAAGATACGTAAATCCTTATCATATGATTTAAATTCTTCTAACAAATCATCTTCTACTTTTTCTTTAATAATATTTTTAGAAGTTAAATGCTCTAATAGAGACATTTTGTTATCAATAATTTGGTCTGGATTAGATAGGTTTTCGCTGTTATAAATTTCTAATAAAGTGTATAACGAAGCATATGCTTTATAATTAGGTAATTTAGTTTTGAAAAATTCCTCTAAATTATAATGCTTTTGGATTTCACTAATTAAATTATATTTTTGTCTTTTTAAAGCACCTCTATTAAGGTCTTTAGAAGTTTCAACAATTGTATTAATTATAATTTCAGCTTTACCTTCGGTAATATTTTTATGCTTAGAAAGAGTTTCATACAATTTGTACTCTCTTCCTAATTCTGTGCGGACAAAGTATTTTTTAAGAATACCGGTAGCTTTTGAATCCTTACCAGATAAGGTATCAGCAGTGATTTGTCTAACTAAAAGTTCAAACAATAATCCCGTATTCTTATACTTAGAATGTTTAATATTCATTCTTTAGGTTTTGTTATAAATATATCAGGATTTTTACTTCTTTAATTTAGATTCATCTAAAAGTGAATCTCCTCCATCTCTTTTATCTTTGAATAAACCCTCAATTAAAGTTTTATTTTTAAGATAAACTTGCTTAGCTTCTAACGCTAATGGCGATCCTCCTTTATAGTTTGGATTAATACCGCCCTGTTCATTTTCGTTGTCTTTATCATTCATACCTTTAGCGCCTAATCTGTCTTTACCAAAGTTATCATCTTGTGTATTACGATTAGTTGATTTTTCTTCAGGACGACCTAATTTTAAATCATCGCCATATCCTACAGGAACGTTTTCTGGTTCAGAATACATTCTTCCTTTACCATAAAGTGATGCTAAGTCGTGTGGTGTACCATATGATTTACCTGTTACCTTAGGATCATTACCTTCTTCAGCAATTTGTTTTTGTCTAAAGGCACGTTTTTGGTCTTCAACAATCAAATCTCTATATTCATCGTATTGATCTTCACTGAAATGGAACACGTTATCATATATCCAATCTGATGGTAATATTTTAAGGTCCATAATCTTTTGAGCTAAATCAACCTTCTGAGTTAACAAGGCAATTTTTTCCTGGTCATAAATGATTGAAGGAGTAGTTAAATCTAATTCAAAATTAGTTAATTGTTCGCCTGTATAACCTTGTGAGTATAAATGTACTAAAGCGATTTTATACAATTCAGACAACACAATACGTTGAATGCGGTTAATTGTACGAGCAAAACGAATATCTTCAGCTGCTAATGTAGCTTTACCAGTCAAATCTTTCTCGTAACCCATAAATGCTTTAGGCACTTTAAGAGCAGCAAATAATTTGTCTCTTAAATAAGTTACGTCTTGAATACCATCATATTGTAAACCTGGTTGGGTTTCAATTTTGGTTGAAGTATCATTGCCACGAATTGGAATATAAAAGTCTTCCAATAAGTTTTGCATGTTATATTTTAAGTTGTATTCACCTGTTTGAGAATCCATCAACGGAGTACGTTTCATAGTACTGATGGTTTTTTGCATAAAGTTTTCTACTTCATTAGGAGGAATAGAACCAACGTTAATATAGAAAACACGGCGATCTGGTGAACGAGAGATTCTATGAATTAACATAGCATCTTCCATCAAAATGTATTGTTTAAAAATACGACGAGCTGGTTCCAAATATGAACGACCATAAGGAAGATAGTTAACATCAGTTAACAATCTAAAGTGAGCCATTTCATAATTATCAAAATAAATACCTGGTTCGTTATCATAAGTTCCTATATTAGGAGAACCATAATAACCAGAACCACCAGCGTAAATACCTTCTGGTGAATACTTAAATCGTACTGCATTTGGGTGTTCTTTATCATAGTTTTCCTGTCTTTCAATATGGAAAGCTGTATAAGGAATTACATTATAAACACCATATTTTTCAGCAATTTCTAATTTCAAGAAAAAGTCTCCGTATTTACACATTTGGCGAATCCAAGACCAAAGGTTGAATTCAATGTT